CGAAGTTTTGATTACTCACATAAGAGATGTTAACTTTTCTAACATTGGAGATGATGTTACAGCGCAACTTAAGGTTGTTAAGTATCATAAACCTGTTCCAGCTCATTTAAATGGAATAGCAAAAGGTGATTTCCCAAGCTTTATTCCAAAAACAGACGAACCTAACTTTCAAAGAGAACCAGATTTAGTCCATGCCCTCATAGGAAAGCCATGGTATATGACTGAAAAAGTTGATGGAAGCTCCACAACAGCTTATAAATACAAAGGCGAGTTTGGAATCTGCTCCAGAAACCTTGAACTTATGAGAAATCCTGATAATGGATATTGGAAAGTCGCACAAAAGTATAATATTGAAGAAAGATTACCTGAAGGATTGGCAATCCAGTGGGAAACTTGTGGTCCTGGAATCCAGAGCAATCCAATGGGTCTCAAGGAAGTCGATGGATTCATGTTCTCAGCTTACAACATTATTGAGCATCGTTATTTAACTTTTGACGAAATAAGGAAGTTGAGTAGAGAAATAGAGTTTCCAATGGTTAGACTCATTGAATGGGGCCATTGTTTTATCCCTCATGGATTAGAAACTCGTGGAGAAGGTGTCTATTCCAATGGGAAACCCCGAGAAGGAGTGGTGATTAGATCACAACATAACTATCCTTCCACTCCCATAAGTTTTAAAGTCATAAATCTAGGATTTGAGAAATGAGCGGAGAATGCTATAAATGTGGTGAACACTGTTTAGATTGTAGGTGTGATAACATCAAGGTTTGGGCACAAATGTTCTTTGACGACGGAAGCGTATCAGAATCAAAAAGAGTGAATTCAGCAGTATTCGATGATCAATCTAATCAAATGTTACGCATAGCAATCAGACTTCTCGAATCAGTTAATAGAGACGAGGGATTACTTGTCGTATGGGGAGCTGGAGAGATGTTTAACAGGTATTACTATTTTCCGAAGATTACTTCTTCTTCGACATAGGAGCTTTAGGAGTCAAACTCTTAGGCTTAGCAACTTTAGTCTGTTTTGCACCTTGAACATAAGACTCTTCAATGTCGTTTTTTTTTGGTTTTGAAGAGACGCGGATTGATTTTTCGTATAAACCTTTAGTCATGGCAATATCCTTACAAAAAACTTGTTTTTCTCTACTTTTCGCAGTAATATGAATTTTTGTAAAGAGTTAATTTAGGAAGATGCATGCCTCAGACGCCTGGAAGTGGCCCAAATCCACAAGATCCTACAAGTCCCCTCTATGACTTCATAGATGAGCAACCTGAGTCTGCCTACCCTAATACTCCCGATTCTTCTCCAAGTCACTTTACAATACGACAAAAGACACCTTCTTCTATTACAGCAGCGTTGCCACCAGTGGTTAATTTGACAAGTCATGGCTTTGAGAATGGTCAAGTTGTTAGAGCGACTAAGTTTATCAGAGTTCCTTTATCTCTCGCAACTGGAATGGAACAACTAAATAATAGAGCGTTCACTGTTCAACAAGCAACTATTGATACATTTGAACTCTATGACTCTAGAGGATATCCGATTGATGGTAGAAACTACACTCCTTATGTTTCAGGTGGTGAGTTTACCCTTTCCGGAAACGACCCTTTAATTGTGAACCCTTCGAACTTTCCTCCACCTGGCATTCCGGAGTTTCCTCCTGAATAACAGTCTTTTTAAAAACCGCTTCCGTGATGGTTGTATTTTAATCTAAAACTAGCATTTATAGAGTTATTCTTGTAGGTTTATTGACAGGTTTATATCGTTCATTTACATAGCTAGCGTTGACACAAATAGTGTTGTTTTCGGTACTTATTCCTAGCCGTTTAAGTATTAATTGCTTGCCCCCATTTTCATGGATATGACCAAAAACATGTAACTTAGGCTTTATTCTTTCATTCAGAGTTTTCATCAAATCTTTATCGCCTACGCTAGCATTGTAATCAGTCGCTACCTGATCTAATATGCCAAATGGAGGACTATGAGTGATTAAGATATCAACGTCATCTGGTATCAAATCCCATCGATCCTTTAAAGAAGCCATAAATGGACGTGTAAATGCACAACATTTTGGATTTATCCCAGGAAACTGTGATGTCCATGGTGTACCCCATAGTTTTAACCCTTCAAATTCGTATCCAGAATCGTTTAGATACACAAGATTGCTTTTTTCATCGAATGCTACCAATCTTTTCTGCATTTCATTGTCATGGTTTCCTCCGATCAAAAAGACCTTCTTATAGTTCTCATTCATAAATTTCTGAAACAGAGTTAAATACTCTCTCTGTTCATCTCTGGCTGTCAAATCACCAGCAATAATAAGAATGTCGCCACCATCAAATGTTGGATAATAACCGTGTAAATCGGAAACGCAATCGATAATCATGTTGAGTCCTTTTTTCATTAGTATATGCAAAGATGCAAAAAAAATCTGTAAAGTAATTATTTTAATTGATAAAACATAAGAAGAAACACAATTTCTTAGGCAAAACTATTTGATGAGTATAACCCAAGCTGAAGCGTTTCAACTTTTGTCAAACCAAGAGTGGCGCTTATCTAATCTATACAAGATTAAGGATAAACAAGGGAATATTGTAGATTTTACACCAAATTGGGCACAAAAAACTTTACTTTCCGCCCATAACCTTAATATTGTCTTAAAAGCACGACAGCTTGGGATCACCACGTTCCATGCATTGATTTTCCTTGACTATTGCTTGTTTCAGCCAAATACAAATGCTGCGATAGTCGCTGATAATAAGGACATTGCAAGGGAGATATTTGTTGATAAAGTTAAGTTTGCCTATGATAATTTACCACAGTTCGTTCGTGATATGTGCCATGCGTACAGAGATAATGTGCATGAAATGCGTTTTGCCAACGGATCAGTGTTTAGAGTGGCTACTTCTTTGCGAGGAGGAACCCTTCAGTTACTTCACATTACAGAGTTTGCTAAAGTCTGTCAAGAGAACCCCACTAAAGCTAACGAAATTATCTCGGGAGCCCTTAATGCTGTCCAAGCGGGTCAATTTGTTTGCATTGAGTCTACTGCAAGGGGGCGGGATGGTCATTTCTATAATCTATGTAAATCCGCCCAAGACTTGGTCGATTCTAACACTTCTTTGGGAAAGTTAGATTGGAAGATTTGGTTCTTCCCATGGTGGAAACATCCAGATTATGTTATAGATTCAAAAAATGTATTGATAAGTAAAGAAAATACAGAGTATTTTGATAGTTTAGAAAGTAAAGATATTTTTTTAACTGCTAATCAAAAAGCATGGTATATCAAGAAGATGCAGACGCAGGGAGAATACATGAAGAGAGAGTACCCCTCGACACCTGAAGAGGCATTCGAGACTGCTAATGAAGGGTACTATTTCGCTAAAATGATCTCCACAGCTAGGCAGGAAAAGAGAATTTGTCATTTACCATACGACGAAAATGCGAGAACCTTTACTTCATGGGATATAGGGATTGGTGATTCATGCGCAATCTGGGTATTTCAACTGGTTGGAAAAGAAGTTCATTGCATTGATTATTATGAAAACAGTGATGAAGCCTTGGCTCATTATGTTAAATGGTTGAAGAGTAAGCCTTACGTGTATGAAAAACATTTCCTTCCACACGATGCGGCTTCAAGAGAGAAAGGTTCAGGCAAATCCTTTGCGGACATAGCTAGAGGTTTAGGACTGAAAGTTGATATTCTGCCTCGCGATACGAATGAAATGTTTGGTATCGAATGTTTAAGAAGTATGCTACCGAGGTTCTTTTTTGATCAGACAAAATGCGACAAAGGAGTCAAAGCAGTAGAAGCTTTTAGAAAAGAGTGGAACGAGAAGCTTGGTTGCTATCGAGAAAAAAGCTACCACGATTGGGCATCCCATGGTTCCAAAGCTCTTATCTACTGTTCTGAGGCGGTTCAAAGGACAGGCTCCAGCGCTGGTATGTCCGCTGAAGAATGGGCAAGAATGAGGAAAGAGTGGCTGTAAAAAAATTTTGCCGAGACTATCAAGTTATTTTTTTTAGTCTTGAGATTACTAATATGTTTTGCTCGACAAAGTTTGCTACAGGTTTTAGTGCGTTGGTATTTATTAATGATAAAAGGTGTTGAACAAATGATGCAGGCTCTTTCCTCATTATCTTTATCCGATTTCTTCCGCTCTCGACTCATACAATTATTAGAGCAAAACTTTGTTGGCACAGTATTTATGGAAGAAAATTCTTTAAAATATAAGAATTTAAACATTATAGGTCAAAGAAAAAAAATCATGAGGCATCACCATGGATTATAGTGGATTACCTCAAAGCAGCAATTCGATTGTATCACAGTTCAATCAATTTTTTTACGACGCTTACCGCACTTTCGGCGTGTATTACGCTGCTGCCTATAGAGATTTACGAGCCTACGCTGGAGATAACTGGACGATTCTTGAGAAAACCAAGCTAGAGCGTCAAAACAGAATGATCTTGGAACTAAACAAGATCAGACGTGTAGTCAACCTATATTCTGGTTATGAAAGAGAGAATCGAACTGCCACCGTTTGCGCTCCCGTAGAAGGGTCAGACGCTCAAACAGCAGACCAGTTCTCTAATGTACTCTACTATATCTACGAAAAAGCCAACTCAGACTACATCATTTCGGAAGCTTTTGAGCATAGCTTAAAGACAGGACTAGCCATCGTTGGACTGTACATGGACTATTCACGCGATAAGGTGAATGGCGACATCAAGATGTACTGGAAACCATTCAACGCATTAATGCTAGACCCATACTTTACGAAGAGGGATCTTAGCGATTGTGACCAGGCTTCTACACGTGATTTACTATCTAAAGAACAAATCAAGTCTTTGCTTCCATGGATTGATCCATCAATCATAGATAATCTCCCTACTGGAATCAGAGATAATAAGTATCAATATTTAGGGATATACCGTCAGTACAACAGTACTTATATTGCAAAAAACTTGTGTACCTATGACCAATATTGGAAGAGAATCAACAAACCTCAGAAATACTTAGTTGATATGGAAACCGGTGTTACAGAGGAGTGGTATGGCGATAGAGATGAAGAGAAAGAACTCATTGCTCAACTAAGGGAAGAATCTGCAAGAAGAGCAGAACTTGGACTAGAGCCAAGATTACA